AACCCACAGTATGCGAAGTGTGTGGAGCAAAGAAACTTTTTGGGAAGAGCATAAATTGGGCGAACGTAACTGGAAATTATGTTAAGGAAAAAGAAAACTGGAAGCGACTCTGCAAAAGATGTCACTACAAACAAGACTCAGGAATACCAACAATGCCGTAGGTGTCTTATGGATAGCACCGCTTCGGAGTTTTACGAGACTCCGGACGGTTGCTTCTTTTGTGACCTGGCTTTGAAAAACAAACCGTCTGACCTTATTGAGCTCGACTTAAAAACTAATAATAAAGAGTATGATGTCTTACTGGGCGTTAGTGGGGGTGTTGATAGTAGTTATTGCTTACACTTACTTCACAGCCGGGGTATTCGTGTCCTTACTTTCTCAATAGACAACGGCTGGAACGACCCCAAGGCAGACGAAAACATAATGAAGCTCATTGAGAGTCTGAAGGTCCCGTTCATTCGGTATACGATAGACATTGAAAAGTTCCGTGAACTCCAGGGAGCATTTATCCAATCGGGTGTAAAGAATCTGGAAATCCCAACGGACCACATTCTGATGGCTTCAGCCCTCGAACTCGCTAATGACTACGGTATCAAAACTATCATCTCAGGTGGAAACTGGGCCACGGAGAGCATCATGCCGGAGAGCTGGGGCTACCAACCCCGTGACCTCGTGCACATCAAAGCCATTTATAAACAGTTCACAAAGAAAAAGCTCACCGGCCTTCCGCTCTGTGGGCTTTTGAAGTGGAACTACTACAAATGGGTGAAAGGGATTCACACAGTCAATCTCCTTGATTACTTCCCCTACAATCGAGAAGAAGCGATTGCGACGCTCGAAAAAAACTACGGCTTCCAGCCCTACGGAGAGAAACACTGTGAAAACTATTTTACTTGGTGGTTTATGAACTACTACCTCTATGAGAAGTGGGGCATCGATAAACGAAAGGCCCACTTGTCATCGTTGATTCTCTCGGGACAGATGACGAGAGCCGAAGCGATGGAGGAGGTGGCAAAATCACCAATCTATCCCCGACTTGGCATTGAGGAGCGGGTGCTCAAATATCCAAAGCACGAATACACTGACTACCCCAATGACGAGAAGGTGTTTAAGTTTATTAGTAAAGTAATCAAATATGCTCGTTCTCAACGACTTCGATACTTCGGTGCGTAAAGCCCTCAGTGAAATAGACAAAAACTGGGAGTCCTACGAGGGCCTCATTATTTGTGGCACTCACACACCAGACAAGTCAAACATCGAGCACCAACTCAATGAAATCAGAAAAGCCCGTGAAGAGGCAGCCCCGTTCCTCGGGATATGTTTTGGACACCAACTTTGTGCTGTCGAGTTCGCACGGAATATCAGGGGCATTACTAACGCTGCGTCTGAAGAATGGGGAGACAAGGGAGATACCTTTGTCGTCAAAAAACTTCCGTCGCTCAAGGTTGGCTTACATAACGGCGAAAGCTACTGGCACAACTACGATGTTTCATTCCGGTGGGAAAATCCCCCTAACTTCTTTACCTGCCAATTTCACCCCGAGTATCAAAGCACCAAGAAAAAACCGCACCCACTATTAGTCTCATTCCTCAAGTATGCAAAGTCGTATCGCCCCTAGCCTCGGAGACGGATTCGCTGGCACTCCGAACGAAGTCTGGGGGACCACCGAGTATCTGAATGACACCGACCCCACGGTATTCTTTGGGCTCTATGGACTGCCGGATTTCTACGCTCTCTGGCGACACAAGGGAATGAAATTCATTCTCTGGGCTGGCTCAGACATCACGCACTTTAAGAAAGGCTATTGGCTCGACACGGAAGGACTGATTCGCCTAAACCCTGAACCATTAGCGAAGTGGATAGCGGAGAATTGCACCTCGTATGTAGAGAATGAACTCGAACAGCACGAACTGAGGCTCTGTGGCATACCGTCACTCGTCGTGCCGTCATTCTTAGGGAACGTGAAAGACTATCCGGAACGCTATAAACCAGGCAAGCTCCGCTTCTACACGTCAGTCTCGGGGAATGACTTTGAACTCTACGGCTGGGACCAGATAGAAGACCTCTCAGATGACTATCCGGAAGCCGAGTTTCATCTCTACGGGAACACGGAACCCTGGTATACGGACAAACCAAACATCTTTGTGCACGGACGAGTCCCCCAAGCGGAGATGAATGAGCAAATTCAAAACATGACCGGAGCTCTCCGTCTTACGAAACACGATGGCTTCTCAGAAATTCTCGCCAAATCAATTCTCTGGGGTCAGTGGCCGGTCTCACCCCACATCAAATACCCACACATCTCCACGAGCATTGATGAGGTGAAGAACGAGCCCAACACCGATGGTCGGAACTATTATCTGAAGCACCTCAATAACTACCCCTTCAATGTTACGAAGCACTAATCACCAGACAAAATACTGGCAGAACCGCAAGATTGATTGGAAAGAAGCCTACCAATCAACGGTCAATCACCCACACCGGAAGCTCATCTCAAGTATTCTCCGCACTATTCCCTTCACTTCACTGTGGGAAGTCGGGTGTGGTGGGGGAGCTAACCTCGTGCGAATCACGCTTGACCTCAAAGGGAAACAACTCGGGGGCTCAGACGTAAACGCTGATGCGATTGCTCTGTGCAACGAAACATTCAAAGGGGGATTGTTCCACGTTGAGTCAGGGGACAACCTGATGATGAGTGACAAGAGTGTGGACGTCATTCTCTCGGATATGTGTCTTATTTACGTTGACCCACTGAAGATTGATGCTTATCTCAAAGAGTTCAAACGAGTGGGACGCAGCTACATTGTGCTCTGTGAGTTTCATTCAAAGAGCTGGTGGAAGCGACAGCTGGCTCGACTCGGGGGGTATCACATTTACGATTATCAAAAACGATTGGAAAAACTAGGGTATTTCAACATTCAGGTGCAGCACATTCCTACCGAACTGTGGCCTGGCACTGATAAGAATACCGAGTTTCGGTCAATTATTACGGCACGGGTATGACTTATGGCGGCTTTCGTGGTAATATATGGAGATGGAAAGAGACGAAAATGGTCGATTTACCAAAGGACATTCTTCCTATAACAAAGGCAGGGGGTGGAGTAATGAGGAAAGACTTTGTAAGTGCGGAGCGACATTTAAACCAAGAAAGAAATATCAAAAATCGTGCAGTCAAAGATGTGCGATGCTTGGGACTCAACGACGAAAGGGAAAACCCTTTTCAGAAACAGCCAAGGAAGTTCTTTCTCAAAAGGCAAAAAACCAATGGAAAGATGGAAGAGTCTCTAGGGAACACCTCTTTAAGAAAGGACACATACCAAAACATACGGGGAAAGAAAGACCTGAAACCTCGGGAGAACGACATTGGAATTGGCGTGACGGAGTCACGGATAAAAACGAAAAGATTAGGAAATCACTCACATACAAACTTTGGAGGAAAGCAATCTTTAAAAGAGACGACTACACCTGCCAACAATGCGGTCTTCGAGGTGGAACATTACAAGCAGACCACATTAGGGCTTTTAGCAAGCACCCAAAACTACGCTTTGAGCTGAGTAATGGAAGAACATTATGCAAACCTTGTCATATAAAAACAGATAATTATGGAACAAAAGCAACTTTTTAAACACTTTTGCTACACACCTTTCACTGGTTTGGGCCTATATTCGGGATATAGGGGGTCAAGATGGCTTCGCAACCGCATCGCTGTCTTCAAACAGTTCGTGGTCCCCTCGATGCTCGCTCAAACGAACCAGAACTTTACCGTCTGGGTGGGCTGGCGACCAGAGGAACGCACGAACAAACACGTTATTCAGCTCGAGAATTACCTCATTAACAAGTTTGGTATGGGTCGAGTCGTGTTCACTTTTGGTGGATTATGCTTCTGGGACGACAAATACGAAGACGAAGTGGCTCACCAGCGACTCATTATTGCCCTGCATCACTCATTGGGACAGCTCATCAACCACGTTGGTGACGTAAAGGACGTGCTGATGACGATTCAGCCCTCAGATGACTGCTACAACAAGCACATGGTCGAGACAATGCAGCACACCTTCAAGAACACGGACTATAACGCTCTCGGCTATCGACACGGCTATTTGATGAACTATCAAACGGGAGAGCTGAAAGAATACAACCCAAAGACCAACCCACCATTCTTCACGCTCAGATTCCCCAAGGAAATATTCATCGACCCACTGAAGCACGCACTCTGGACCGGACCGTATAAGAGTCACGAATACGTTCCGGACCACATGAAGCACACCTATGTGGACGGACGTGGCTTCATCGTCGGAACGCACGGTGAGAACGTGTCCACGCACTTCAATCACCCCTACGGTGGAGAGAATGTGCCCAAGGAATATCTCGCCAATTTCGGTCTTGATATGGTCGAGCCTATCAAAATACGGTATAGTATAAGGAAGCAGATTATGAGACGCCTCCCCTATCGGGTGCAGCGAAAGTTACGTTACATCTTCGGTGAGAAGTTCTACTCACGAATTTATAACTTTCTAAGGAACTAAAATGCAAATCTTCAATCTAAAGAAACGATACTTCAAACGAGACCTCGCACAGACTCAGGCGAAAATCTGGGCTATGGAACTCGCTCGCTACATAACTCTCTATGACCGAGAGCGAACTCGTCAGCAAATCGACCAAGTGTCAGATGTCCTTAATCGTCTCAAGCCAAACCCAGACGCACACAAAGACGATATAGAGAAACTCGAGGAGCAACTCAAGGGATTCAAGCGAACTATTGATGAGATAGACGAGATTCTTGACGGACAAAAACCCTCACCAGACTATCCACAGGGAACCCGTGGCCTCAATCAATCACTCGAAGCACAGGTAGAGAAACGTGAGCACATAAAGAATTTCATCAAACATTATTGCTAATGTCAATATGGAGGAGTCTGAAATTACAGATGATAAACAGAACACAAAACCCTGGCTTTACAAGAAGGGCCAGAGTGGTAATCCAAAGGGTAGACCGAAGGGTAGTTTGTCATTGAAAACCTATCTCCGACAACGGTTTGAAGCCATGACTGATGAAGAACGAGAAGAATTTCTTGATGGTATTCCCAAGGATAAGATGTGGGAAATGGTTGAAGGGAAAGCCGCTCAATCAATCGACCACACGACACTTGGCAAGGAACTACCACAACCAATACTCACGTTAAATGTTCTACCAAACGACAGCGACAAACAAAATAGTGGGAATGACGAAAAGAATCCGAGCGATTCAGGGTGGGACGTCAGCAAGTAAGACGATATCAATCGTTCTTTATCTTATAGCGAGAGCTCAGACTGACAAAACTCCAACCCTCACCTCGATAGTCTCCGAATCATTTCCTCATCTCAAACGTGGTGTCATTCGTGATTTCCTAATGATAATGGAGGAGCACAAATACTTTGACGATAAACGCTGGAACAAAACTGATTACACCTACACGTTCGAGACCGGCAGTAAGCTCGAGTTCTTCTCCGCTGACCAGCCCGGCAAGGTTCGTGGTCCACGTCGCGATAGACTCTTCATCAACGAGGCGAACAACGTGCCGTATGAAGCGTTTGACCAATTGGAAGTGCGAACCAAACAGTTCATCTTCCTCGACTGGAACCCAACGAACGAGTTCTGGTATTACGACCAGGTAGCCAACCGCACAGACGTAGAGCATATAATCTTAACGTATAAAGACAATGAAGCACTCTCAAAAGACATCGTCGACTCAATCGAACAGCGTAAAAACCGTAAAGGCTGGTGGCAAGTCTACGGCGAAGGGCTCCTCGGTGAAGTCGAAGGCAAAATCTACAAAGGCTGGGACGTCATTGACGAGTTACCTCGCTTTGCTCGACTTGAGCGACGAGGGCTCGATTTCGGTTACTCAAATGACCCAAGCGCAATTGTCGACATTTACTACCACGATGGTGGATATGTTTGGGACGAAGTCCTTTTTGCGAAAGGGTTCTCCAATAAGCGTATTGCGGACACAATACTCGCCCAAGAGACTCAATGCCTTGTTGTTGCAGATTCAGCAGAGCCTAAATCAATCGACGAAATCAAAAGCTACGGCGTCACCATCGTCGGAGCAGACAAAGGGCCGGACTCAGTCAACAATGGAATCCAGCTCGTCCAAGACCAGCAAATCTCGGTCACGAAACGCTCGGTAAATATCATCAAAGAGTATCGAAACTTTCTTTGGAAAACCGATAAAGATGGTAGAATATTAAATGTGCCAGAGCATGAGTTCTCTCATTCGATGGACGCCGGACGCTATGCGATGGTGTCCCTTATAAATAAACCAAAGGTGAAGATGGTGGCCTCTTCGCCACTCCCTTCATACTACGAATCTTGGAATTAAATGACGATAGTAAAGACGGATTACAATTCGCCTCACTATAAACACCGAGCACACCGGAGCAAGAAGGGACGTCGCAAGAAGAGTCAACAACAGCGAGAACGGGACGTAACTTTTAAGAAAAAGAAGTTAGCAATCTTAACAAAAGAACTTAATGAGAATTTTGATAACAGGGGACAAGGGATTCGTCGGAACCGAGACAAGAAAATATATTGGGAATAAAGCAGAGATTATCGGCTATGACATCATGGACGGATATGACATACGAGACGCACTCCAGCTCGAAGAAGTCGTCAAGACTACACGACCTGATAGAATTTTGCACCTTGCTGCTATTGCTCGGTTCGCTGAAGCTGACGAGGACCCTTATCTTGCTTTCGAGACGAATGTCCTCGGAACCAGAAACGTCGCACTCGTCGCCGGAAAATACCACGTCCCCGTCGTCTATGCGTCTACGGGTTCAGTGTATATGCCCATCAAGCGAGACGGTGCCATTACGGAAGATTTCGAAGGCCGAGGGAACTCAGTCTACGGGTGCACGAAATTCATGGGCGAAGAATATATCCGAGAATACTGTAATCCTTACATCGTCCTACGGTATGCACACCTATACGGAGCAGAGAAACGACACCACGGGCTCATTGGAGGGTTTATGGACCGCATCAACCGGGGTCTGGCTCCTACGCTCTACGGGGGCAAGCAGTCAAATGACTTCACATACATTAAAGACGTCGCCCGTTTCAACTTCATCGCCCTCTCGGCTCCGTGGGACGCCTGGAATCAAGCGTATAACGTAGGGACCGGAGAGGAATTGACAGCGGAGGCTGCGGGGCAGATAGTATGTGACCTCGCTGGCTACAAGGGCGAGATAGAGGTCAAGGAGGGTCGTGAAGTAGACCCGCAACGGTTCTTCTACGATATGACCAAGGCGAAGGTTATGCTCGGCTTTGAACCCGAATATACCTTCAAACAGGGGCTCGAAGACATGTTTAAGGAGTAATCATGGTTAAGTTCTGGCACAAGCATCTCTCAAACATCGGTGAATGTGTGATTGGTGACCACACGATTGTGCACTCTCACGTCTGGATAGCAGACCGAGTGAAGATAGGCTCTGGGTGTCGAATCCAAGCCTTCACCTTCATTCCGACAGGTGTCCGGATAGGAGACAATGTATTTATTGGACCCCACGTTTGTTTTACAAACGACAAGCACCCGCCGAGCGAAGAGTGGTCAATCACTATCGTGAGCGACAACGTATCAATCGGAGCCGGAGCCATCATTCTCCCAGGAGTGACACTCGGCCAAGGGTGCATGATTGGAGCGGGAGCCGTCGTGACAAAAGACGTTCCACCCGGAGAAACGTGGGTAGGTAATCCAGCACGCAAACATGGAGATTAGACTCAACATAAAAAACACCGAGAATCTCACGAACATGACTGCCAGTGACCTCGAGGAGATGAAAGCCATACTCGAGGCATTAGTATCAACGGGTGGTTTGACGGGTGTGAAAGGAGGCCAAACTATCATTCACTTCGATGGTGATGGTGTATTTCAGAAGATTGAGCTCAAGTATTTCCCGTGGGTAAGAAAATCCTACCGAAATCATTGACACTCACTGAGTCGCTAGTTACAATTAAACGAAATACCCCTAACCTTACAATGGTGGGAGCCACGAGCTCCCACTTTTTTATATGTCACCAACAACGCAACTAGCGGTCCTCGACGATAAGATGCAGAAGCTCAAGCGTGAGCTCGAGTCTGCTCGAACCCACCAGGAACGTCGGCATCAGGATTGGAACGACAACTACGAACTCTATCGAAATAAAGTCCGCACCAACCGCCTCACCCAGCGTCAGACGGTGAATCTCCCGTTGATGAAAGAGACTATCAAAACGATTCTCTCAAAGATTGATGACCCACCACAGGTGGATTGGAAAGAGAAAGCGAGCGATGAGATGAAAGAGCTCATCTTCCAAGAGATGTGGAATCAGAACTACAAAGACGACAAGCTCGAGTGGCTGGACGTCATTGATAAGAAAAACGTGCTGCTCTATGGCCTCTCTACGAAGATGCTCTACCCCGATGATGATGGCGTGTGCACCAAGGTGCTCGATGTGTTTGACGTCGTGTATGACCCACTGATGGACCCTTTTGATATTGAAACCGCTCGTTACATCATTCGTCAGAACATATTCAAATCACTTCGAGAGATTCTTGCTGATGACCGCTACTCAGATGAGGGGAAGAATAAACTTAAGATATGGGCAGATACCCCTGAGGCTCTCATTCAATCGTCAACGAATAAAGAAGAGTGGGCGAAGAAAATGGAACGTGCCCGAGCGATGGGTGTGGATAGCATTGACTTCCCGACTTTTGCCGGAGGTGATGTGCTCGTCAATCTCTGTGAGCACTACACAAAACTTTGGAATCCGACCACGAAGAAGTTCGAGAAGCACGTCGTTGTTTACGCTGACCAATGGTGTGAACTGATGGACGAAAAGCTCGAAGACCTGATTGGCATCGATGACTACCCATTCGTCGTGTGGTATGAAGACCCTGAGACCAACGACATCTATCCCGATGGTGTGGCTGACCTCGTGCGAACCCCGAATAAGGTATTGAACGTGTGGTATTCCCAAATGATTGAGAACCGCACGCTGCAGAACTTCCAGATGCACTGGTATGACGCCACCACTGAATACACCCCTCAGACGTATGAACCAGGTCCAGGGCGTATGCTTCCCGCTCCAGGCAATCCAAATGAAACGATTATGCCCGTGCAGGTGAATGGCCTCGATGAGACACTGACCGCTATCGACTTCGTGACACAAATCATTGAACGAGGCTCAGGAGCCGTTGCGATTGACAAAGGAACTGGTGAACAAGGAGCACAGACACTCGGCGAGGTGCAAATCCTCATGGGCAAATCAATGGAACGCTCAATCACGATGCAGAAATTCTATCGTGGCTCATGGTATGAACTTGCAACCAAGTGGGCAAAGCTCATTCACGCTAACCCACCCAAGTCAGTCACGCTTTATCGTAAGGGAGCGTCCGGAAAGCTCTACGAGAAGAAAGTCACACCGGATATGTGGAAATCTGATGCTGGCTACGAACCAGAAGTCTCTTCGACGTCAGAACAGGAGCAGAACAACGTGAAGACGGTGCAGAAGTTTATGTTTGTGATGAGTCAATTCCCTGACAATAAGGCTCTCCGAAAGATTGCACAACGTCGCCAACTTGAACTCCTCGACTTCACTCCTGACGAATTACGACAGGTAGAAGAAGCAGAGAAGGCTCTTGAAGAACAGGCCGAAGACCAAATGGCACAAGTCCCTCAGATGGGGCCACAAGAGGCGATGACACCTCAGGCTCCGCAACAGAATCCCGAGGAACAACAGCTACTCCAAGGACTTCAGGAATCGATGGCACAACTAGGCTAGTATGGAAAAAATCGAACTCTTAAAACTCGCCAAGCAGAAAGTGGACGAGCTCGTTGCTGAAAAACGCCGAAGCCGAGCTTGATGAAGAGTCGACAAAGATGGCGATGGACTTTCAGAAGCACGACAGTCTTATCTCAGCGATTGAATCGAACAAAATTGATACCGAATCAATGATTCAGGGCATCACCGAAGCCTTCCAGAACGCAGCGGGGAAGATTGCCATTCAAGTTCCACCGATAACTATCCCTGAAATCAGTGTTCCGGAGGCGAACGTGACGTTCACGATGCCGGAAATCGTCATTCCCGAGATAAAACTCCCCACAATCAACGTCCCTGAGCCTAAAGTCACGGTGAATGTGCCGGAAATCAAGATTCCTGAGCTCAAAATGCCTGATTCGATGGAGATTCACGGCGATGTGGGCTTGTTTGGGTATGGTTTTGACAATCCGTTGCCGGTTCAACTCCGTGATGCCGAAGGAAATCCCCTCAACCTCGCTAGTTTACTCTCTGGTGGGGCAGTTTCCGGTGGTGGTTCACGCTTTGTGAAGATAAATAATACGGCAGACGAGCCAATTCCTATCTCGGGGAACATTACGTCGACCCCAGGAGCCACTTACTACGCCTCTGACGCTATTGGCTCGGTGAATATCGTGCAGAGTATTCCGATTGACGTCACGGTGGTTGGTGCGAATGGCACGATTGGTGTCGTTACGATAAACCCCGATGGACTCCCAGTCTATTCTGGTGGTTCTTCTGGTGGCACAGTCTCGGTGTCTGACATCTTTGGCACGGTAGGAACAAACGTCGTGAACCCAGACGGACGATTGAAGGTGGAACTCACCACAGGGTCTTCAGGACTCACGAATACCGAACTCAGAGCAGCATCGCTTGATGTGCAACAAGTATCAGGAACCTCATGGTCAACCTCAGTGCTATCTATGCCCGCTGTCGTGGTCACCTCAATCACAAACTCCACCGCAATTTCAATATTAAACGGAGACGGCTCAACCCTTGACCCTCGAAATCGAACTTGGACCATCACGGAGACCGTGCCTATCAGTTCAGCGAACACTCTCGATGTGAAGCAGGTATCAGGAGCCAGTGACAGCGTCAGTGTGCTCTCTATGCCAGCCGTGACTGTAACGAGCATCACCAACTCAACAGCCACGACTATCTTAAACGGAGAAGGCATCGCCCGAGACACTTGGGGTTCATCACAAGTTGGAACGTGGAACATCAACACGCTTACCGGAATCACCAACACCCTCGCAGTCGCTAATATTGATTCAACTGGAGTGCAATACAGTGGTAGCAATCCGATGCCGATGACCGGAACCGTAGTGGTGTCTTCAGTAACGGCCTCAACCGCTTCCGCACTTATAGACTCAACCGGAGTCCAATACTCAGGGTCTAACCCCGTGCCTACGAAAGAAATCCGTGCCTCAACCGGAACGAATACATCGGTAGCTGATAACGCTGCATCAACGACTATCCTTGCTTCAAATGCCAATCGTCTCGGAGCGACGGTCTACAACGATTCTTCGGCGACGCTCTATCTCTTACTCGGTGCTACCGCTGCTTCGACCACGAACTACACTTGTCGAGTGGCCTCGGGTGGCTACTACGAAGTTCCCTTTGGCTACACCGGACAACTCACAGGTATCTGGGCTTCAGACCCTAACGATGGAGCAGCTCGTGTAACTGAAATAACATAATGGCTTACTATCCCCCACCAAGTTCAGGAGGCGTCTCAGACGGAGACAAAGGAGACATCACGGTCTCGGGCTCTGGTGCTACCTGGACACTCGATTCCGTAGTCAACTCAACCAAGATAGACGCTACGGGTTGGAAAGAAGAAGCCTATCTACGAGGCGATAAGACATGGCAAATCATTTCCACGACAGGTGGGTCAGGAGATGTCGTGGGACCAGCGTCTTCAACGGATAACGCTATTGCTCGCTTCAATGGAGCAACGGGTAAATCAATCCAAGACAGTGCGATTACTATCGACGATGAGGGCACGCTGCAACCGATTCCTGGTAACACAAACTACCCACCAGTAGACATGCTCTCAGGTGTCGTCACATCAACTGCCGTCGCTGGGGCAATTGAATACGATGGCAAGGTTCATTATGGGACACACGAAGTTCTCTCACGAGGAGTTATACCAGAAGAACAGTTCATCACACTCACCTCGGCATATACTCTCACCGAAGGTCCAGCTCTCCGAGCGATGTTCAACTCACCAGCAAACGGAGCCGTGACCGTGAAATCAAATACAAGCTACTGGTTTGAATGTATTGGTTCTCTTTCTTCTTTATCAACGTCTTCTGGAACTTTCTCTTTTGGTCTACTCGGAACCGCATCAACGCCAAGGGTTCGCTATATTGCCAATGCGAACAAAGCGGTAACTACACCAGTTGCGGCCCTCATTACAAACGCAACTACAACCGCATCGACAGCTCTTGTTGCCGCAAACCTCATCGCAACAGCACAGTTCACCATTCGAGGAAAGATAGTGGTGGAGACAGGTGGAACATTGATACCAGCCATCGCCAGTTCAGTAATTTCCAACACCATCATTGGTGTCGATTCAACATTTAGAATCTACCCGATTGGGAATCAGACGGTTCAATCAGTAGGAAATTGGAGTTAATAATATTATAATTTATTCATATGAAATCGGAAGACATTCTTAAACGAACATCAGAGCTCCTTGGGGCAAAGGCATCAGAGAAAGAAGCCATGAAATCTCAATTAGAAAATGAGCGACGCTTACTCGTAACATCAATCGGACAAAACATCGCTGAAGCAATTCAGCCAGCCCTCGAACAAATGGTGAAGGCGAACCAGGTAACTGTGGATAGCTTGAAGCAAGCGATGAAGGAGATTCGAGTGGACGTGCCACGCACTGAAGTCACGATGCCTGACATTCACGTCCCACAACCAAAGGTAAGTGTGAACGTCCCTGAGTTTAAGATGCCAGCTCTCAATATCCCTGCTCCCCAGGTGAACTTCCCTGACCGCATGGCTGTCTCAATGGACATGGTGGACAACAAGAATCCGCTTCCGGTGATGATGATGGGTTCAGATGGTAAGCCAATGAGCTTCTCAATGGGTGCAGGTGGCGGTGGTAAGGCAGACTACTTCACTATCAAGGACATCAAGACCTCTCAGAACGCCTCACTCATCGATGACGAAGGTCGTCTTAAAGTAGGTGGTTCATTCTCGGTTACCTCTTCAAACGCTTCAACCCAAGCGATTGATTCTTCGGGTGAAGTCTACTCTCGAGCCAATCCATTCCCTGTCTACGATATGTCTGGCTCTTCAGGCTCAGTGGCTTCAGCTCTGATTGATTCGTCTGGTATTCAATACTCTGGCTCCAATCCTCTCCCTGTCGTCGTGACATCAGGTGGAACCGCAACTACCGCCGTGCAGAATCTCAACGCTGATGGAACGTATCGTGACACCTTCCCTGTTCAGGGAACCGTGACCGTGTCTTCAGTGACCGCTTCAATGGCGGTGGCAAACATTGACTCAACAGGTGTTCAGTATTCCGGCTCAAATCCATTCCCAATGCGTATCGTCACTGACGCTACCGCCACGGTAAACGTCGTGAACGTCGACTCAACGGGAGCGTATCGTTCAACCTTCCCTGTTTCTGGAACTGTCACCGTTGCGAGTATCACCGCTTCCACAGCAGTAAACCTCTCAGATTCGACGGGTGTTGGCTACTCAGGCTCTAACCCAGTCCCAGTGACAATGATTACTTCGGCAGTCGTATCGACGATAGCCGTTGGTCCGGTAGTCGGAGACGCCGTTGACGATGGTTCAGCTCCCGTTCAGTCAGGCGGTATTGCACGCACCGCTAACCCAACTCCCGTTGCAGCAAACGACGTGGTGAAAGCTACGCACGATGACTTGGGACGACAGGTGATGAAGGTAAACCAAGTGCGTGACCTCTTAACGACAGCCTACGTCTCACTCACGAACGGAACTGAAACCACACTTCTCGCTGCGTCCGCTGGTTTCTACTTTGACCTCGTCTACATCATGGCTGCCAACAACTCAGATGCCGTCGCTACCGTAGACATTCGTCCGGTAACCGCTGGAAACACCGTGATGACACTCGTCGTGCCACCATACGGAACCTCTGGTGTATCACTTCCGGTTCCACTCCCACAGACCGGCTCAGACGGCACAGGTAACAACTGGACCGCCGATATGAACGACATCACAGGAACCACGGTGTATGTATCAGCATTGTTTAGTAAGGAAGTTTAATGGCTCTCCTCGATTACAAAATCGTTCGTTACTCACATGAAGGCCGTCACGTTTCTGCTGATGTGCGTGTGTATCGAGGGTCGGTAACTACGGAGCAGGAATATTTTGACGGTCAAATGGTAGACATAACTCGCTACCGCCGAATTGCTAAAGTGCGTGAGTTCCACCTTGAATACGATGTCCCACGAGATATGACTCGAACTGAGTTTTTTACTAATGTTCGTGGCTACCTAAACAAGAAGCTGGTTAACTACGCCGCAGCAAACGGTCATACAGTCATCACGCCACAGCAAGACGTAGCAGACTATGAAGCGGGGGTTAATGAAGTAGAAACATAATATGCACCAGATTGATTTAAGAGATAAACAGTTCATCGAGGAACGACACGGCAAAATTATTGGCTGGGTTCCTGGTGCTATTGAGAAGGGAAAAATCAATCCCCAGGTGACAATGGCTGTTCGTGAAGACGGCAAGTTTGTTTCAGTTTTTCACGTTAAACCTGTTTATTACGAAACATCAACTGGACACTGGCGACCACTCAAAGAAGTAACTCCATCACGGAAACCATAAAATCATAATGAACGAGAACTGGTGGAAAGTTCACCCTCGTTATCTCGCATGGCTCGACAAGCGTTGTCAGCTCATTGGTGGTGAACTCTTAATCCCAAGCACGCTTAAAAGCTACCCCACTCCCTACGCTGGTGTGATTCGTTCTCTCCACGAGAGCTTGGTGCCAGTGAAAATCGGGCTCACGGTCAGCACGTTTTATCCAGACCCACATACTGAATCTGTATCTGTCGATGGGTATGTAGAAAGTGCAAACACAACTGACTCGTGGGCGGTTGCTCGTGCAGCCACATCAGGAAACGCTAGTGATACAGCTGTTACAGACTGGCTTGGAACACGCTACGAAGGTGGTGGTTACTTTGAGCGAGCCTTCTACTTATTTGATACTTCGGCTATTGGAGATTCAGATACGATTGATAGTGGAACACTTAGTTTGTATTGGGACACCAACAAAATCAACGGCGACAATGACGGGCAAGACTATCTGTCTATTGTTTCCACCACCCCTGCTTCAAACACCGCTCTCGCTAGTGGTGACTTTGACCAGATTGGAACGACCAAAGGTTCTAGCGACATTGACATAAGCTCACTATCAGGTGGTGGGTATAAAGACTTTACGCTTAATGCCACTGGTCTGGGGTGGGTTACTGCTACCGGCGTGTCAAAGTTTGGTATGCGTGAGGGTCACGATATTGAAAATGCACCCATCGCATCTTCACAAGTGAACATCGCAATTTTCTATTTTGCCGACCAACCAGACATAACCAACGACCCCAAACTAACTATTACCCACACCTCTACTGGCTCAACTAATGTTTCGCATCGATATGGACGCTTAACGCTTCTGGGGGTTGGATAGTATGCACACACTACTGCAAAAACTCCTCGAGAAACGAGGTATCGATATCAAAGAGCTCCAGCCGGAGGAAAAGAAAACCTACGACAACTGGAACTCTGTGCTGCAGGGTGAGACGGTCACCGTGGAGAAGATTGCTGATTTCTGTAAACGCCAACTCGGGGCCATCGAAGAGAAGTGGGATAACTTAGACAACACATCACTCAAGAACGAGCGTCTCATGTATCAACACACGATGTATTCTAAGCTCCTGCGTCTCATCACCGCTGAAGAGCGTGAACGCTTGCAACTGGAGAAATATCTCAACGATTTAATTGACACTGATGCCGGAACTACTCTATAATTAACCTACATATCCCTAACCTTACAACGGTGGGCCTTCACGGGTCCACTTATTTTTATGTCAAGCAAACCAGTAAAGAGCACCGGACCATACGCAAACTTCAAAGAAGCTGTTATGGGGAAGTCACGGGGCAATCTCGCTCGACCAATAATGAAAAAGAAGCCAAAGATTGTGCAACTCCGCATCGTCAAAAAACCACAGATGAAGCAATACGGCGATAAGGGCTACAAGCCATCAAACGGCTACCGAGTCGGTCCATAGTCGTATGACCTAAGCACGTCAATAAACTGTCCATTATTGAGTAACGCATCTCTTAAAATGCCAGATGAACTTGAGACCGACAACTCTGAAAACGTCGAACTGTTCGAAGATACGCCGGAGGTCATTGAACCCGAGGACGAAATCGTAGCCAAGAACCGCCAGCTCTACGAGCGAGCGAAGAAGGCCGAACAAAAAGCCAAAGAACTAGAGGAACAATTAGCAGGACAAAGCACTGTATCGGACCCCTACGAAGACGAAGACTTACGTTCGAAGGTCAATGAACTTTCACAAAAGCTCGCCACGATAGAGGAAAAAAGCCATCTCGATGCTCTGGTCACACAATACCCAGTCCTTCAGGAGAAATTTGCGGAGTTCGATGAATACCGCACGACAAATCCCGGAATGAGTATACAGACCGCAGCCAAAGCCTACCTTGCAGAGCATGACCTACTCGGTCAAACTCCAAAACGGAAAGGACTCGAGAAGGCCGGAGGCGGTCAACGCACTCCCCCTACGGGTAAAATGACCACCGATGACGCAAAACGGCTTCGAGAAAACAACTATACGGAGTATAAAAAACTCCTCATGGCTGGAAAAATACAGTTTTAACACACTAAAAAATGGCAACCTTAAGTAACTTCGGTGAACAATTTGCATCTTCAGTATTGAAGCGAACTTACGCTAACTCTGTTGTTGATGCCATTGTAAACCGCAACTACGAAGGGGAAATCAAGAAGCCAGGTGACCGTGTGAATATCCTCTCTTTCCTCAACGACATTCTTCTTTCTGATTACTCAGTCGGTAGCGACATGAGTTCAGAGCGCATCATTGATGCCGAAGACCAGCTCGTTGTAGAAAAGCGACGATACTTCAACTTCTCACTCGACAAACTTGAAGACCTCTTCACCTACGCTGGAGATATCCCTGAAGACCTTATTATGAACGCATCTAAAGTGCTCGAGCGAGAAATCGACACTTACGTTCTTGCTAAGGCCGGAGACGCTTCAGTTAAGAACTGGGTGGGCGTTAATCTCGTAGTGGTCGGTTCAGGTCAGACAATGGCCTCAATCACCACGACTGCAACGGGTGGAACAATCACCGTCAACGCTAACAGCAACACCTACGAATCACAGATTGGTTCAGTAGAAAACCCTGTTGATGGCGGAATTTACTTTGCTGGCTTCGAAGCCGCTGACGTGGGTAAGGGTATTCGCCTTCGCTCAACTTCAACCTTCGTGTCACCATGGTATAAAATTGCCTCTGTCACGAGCTCAACTGTTGCAGCCATCACCGAATGGGACGGCGCAGCATCAGGCTCAGACTTTGAGGAAGGTTACACGCTTCGTGGTCTCTTCGGAGGTGACGGACGAAACTTCCCTAAGTATGGCGATGGTAATGCGTCCCTCTTGACGATGAGTTCACTCGGTTGGGAATTCAACGCTGCGATTGCGACATCTGTCTCAGCTGCCAGCGTCTACGACCAAGTAACCCTACTTGCACAGAAGCTCGATGAAGCAGAAGTAAGCGACA